CTGGGTCATTGTCTTTTACATTTAATACTTCTTCAAATATAGTGTCTTGTGCTAAATATGGAACTTCTGTCCATACATCTCCATCAGACTCTTTAACAGAAAGTATTTCTATTATATTTTCATTTGGTAAAACTATTTTATCATATTGTTTTGCAGATTCAAATGTAAAATTCTTAGATTTAATAGTTCCAGACGCAGCTTGAACTTGTTTTTTTAATAAATAATATACCGGTTCATTTGTAGTTGAATCAATTTCATATATTGTAACTTCTGTAGGACTGAAAGATGACGATAAATTAAAATCTACTACGTCTAAAGTTCTAAATTCAGCTGAGCCATTTTCTTGTTTAACTCTCATACCAGGAGCTATTGACAATGCAAAATCATAATTTGGCTGATTAGATGCACCTGAACCTTTTGCAGGTATCAATTGAAATATATTTAAATTAACATGCGATGAAACAGAACTTAATGGTTTATATCCTAACATATTTGCCAAGTTTATAATATTTCCACGTTCTTGAGCTTGATTTAATATTGATTCTTTTAAATTTGTATCAGTATAAAATGATAACACATCTCCAACATATGAAGCTAATTCTAAAAATATCATTCCAGGAGAAGATTCATTAAAATCAGTATATTGATCAGGAAAATATTGCTTTGTAAATTCTATTAAGTTTTTTCTAAACTGATTAAAATCTTTATTTAAATATTTTACGTCTTTTACTACATTCATTATTTAGTTTCCTTTAAGATTCAATTGTTATAATATTAGCATCTTGTGCTGAAATTGTTAATGACTGTTCTGCTCCAATATTGGAAACTGTATATGATATAGTTATACGTATTGATGATTCTTGTGGCGTATTAAAATCACAAGTTATATTACTTATATCAATATATGTTAACCATCTATTAACGGCTGATCTAATTTCTGCATCAATTGCAATTTTTAATTCATCTGTTTGTTGTTCAAATAAAAGATATTTTAATGATGTTCCAAATTGATGTAATAAATAACGTTCACCACGTCCAGTTAATAGTAAATTTTTAATATTACTATTTGCTTGTTCTAATGTAGTAAATGTAGGATTAAATACTTTTCTTCCATTAAATGGAAATTTTAATCCAATAACTATATCAGAGTCAATTAATATTTCTTTATTTTCAAGCTGGTACGCCATTTCCTTTTTTCTTATCAATTGCCTTCATTAAAGCAGAATAGTCTCGAGTCATTGCCTTTGCAACAACAGGATCAACTTTCATTGTTTTACCTGTTTCTGGATCATTAATAGTAGAGTTAGATACTGATTGTCTATTAAAATTAAATCCTTGTGCATCTTTCGAAGTCATTACAATATCTTCTGACATTAAAGAAGCATAATCACTTGAAGATTTTGTTTCAGTCAATTTGTTAGTTTCATTTAATATATCAGAAAATTTATTTTTTTTAAATTTTAGATTATTATTTGAAATTGTTTTTTCAATTGGATGTTTAATTACTTCTTGTTTTGTTTCTTGTAATTCATTAACTGTTGATTGTAATCCTGATTTTAATATTTCAGTTAGTTCTTGTTTAATAACAGATCTAACTTCTTCATTTATAACTTTTTTTAGTACATTAATAAATTTTTCTTGTTTCATGGTTATTTCTTTTTATTATAAATATTAAACATATAAATTTACGACCATCCTGTATTCAATTTTGGACCATAAACTTGATTCGAAGATATATCTACATAATAATCTCCAGATTTACCAATATCATTATTAGGTGGACCAGCACCAGATAAAACTTTTGACGGTGCCTCTTGTAATGAGGTTAATAAATCACGTTGTTGATCAATTAATTCACGTATTGAATCTGCTCTCTGATCTAAATCATCTATAGATACATTTTGTAATTGATAAAATTCAGTATCCAATTGGTCATTATAAAAATTATTATCTTGATTAAAATCATCAATTGATTTTTTTACTTCATCTGGTACTGTAAGAATATCGGTATTAATATTGTCTGTTCCGCTACAAGCTTGTGCTAATCGATTAGCTACTTTTGTTAATTCTTGAACTGCTAAATCAATTCCAATATTCAATCTAGATGGAATTGTTTGTAATTGTTCTAAAGATTTTTTTGCATTTTCTATTGTCATTGTTTGTACCATACTTAAATCTGCTCCAGCAATTGCTTGTCCTACAACTGGTACTAAATATAAAGTAGATTTTACAGTTGTAGCAATATCAGATAATGTTTTGAATAAATTAATCATTTCTTGAATTTTTGGAATAATTTCTTGTAATTTTTTAATTAATTCCATTACATCATTTACACCATTTATTAAATCGCCAATTCTTGTGTCATCGCAACTTACATCATCTGGTAATTTAGTTGATTCAGCAACTAATTCTAATAATCTTTTGATTATCTTATTAAGTTGTTCTACTATTACATCAACTGCAAATGAAGTTAATCTAGGAGGTATTTCAGGTATTTTATTTAACGGGAATGTTACTGGCATAATTATAACTTTCTTTTATTTTTTCATAAAGTATTTTGTACTTATTAATTTTGATAATTTTTTTCTAGCTCCATCAATTGATGTATTATCTGCTGGAAGTGAATATATTCCTCCACTACCAAACATTCCAGCTTGAATTGAATTCATTATTAATGTTAATATTTCAATTAATTCTTTTCCATGCACCATTGGTTCTGCAGCATCTTCAGATCCTAATAATATTTCGTCTGCATTTAAACTTATTCGATTTGAAGAATCTAATATTATATTATTTGTTTTTGAACTTAATAATATTCTATCAGCTGTGCCAATTAATTGTGATTGGTTAAAATTTAAATATCCACCTGATTTATTTGTATTTTTATTTAATGATAAATTGTTTATTTGTTGTGTTGTAGTTAGATATAATGATGATGCATCTGTATCGATATTTTCTATAGAATACTTTCGTCCATATGGATCTTGATTATTACTAGAATGTTTAGATGTATTTGATAGAATAATAATGGGATCAGAATTTAATTTATTAGTAGAATTATTTCCAAACCAACTAGGCATAATAGAAGTTTGAGATACATCTTTTTGTATTGCTGAACTTCCTAATCGTATAGAATTTCCAAATCTTCCTTGAATTAATGTATCTCCAGAAAATGCTTGTAATGGATTTATTGTTTTTGTTGGTAATACATTTTCGTTTACATTTGACTTATCTGTACTAGGTAGAACATTTTTATATATAGAGGATTGTATTGGTAATGTACATAAATAATACCATTGTAATTCTACATTATTACGTCCACTATATTGATTTGGTCCATTAAATATTAAAATTATTTCTCCTACCGTAGGAGGTGTTTGCATGTTAATCGAAGCTGGTCTTACTTGAACGTCATGTTGTACGGTACTAGTATTATATATTTCTGCAGATACAGAATATGAATTTTCTTGATTTTCACCTGTGCGAATTTGTTCAACGTCTATAACTTCTGCAATTTCAAATATAACTCTAAACGGATTAGCCATTATTATCTCCTGATACTAAATCTTTAGCTTTTTGAATTTTTTCCTGAAGTTCTTTATCTTCTTCTTCTATTTTTTCTATTTCGTCTGTTAATTCATCTTCAAATTCTTTTGATGCCATTCCTAACAATTCTTTCTTTTCAGATTCACTTAATAGTGATGATTCTCCAGATATAGTCTGAGTAGTTGAAATATAACGTTGAGTAATAGCAGTTAGTTTAACTATATGATCATCATTTTTTACTGCTACGTCTAAATATTCTTTTATTAAAGGTACTATAATAGTAGCATCTGACGCATTTCTTATAAGTGGTTGTAATTGTGATATTAATTGATTTATTTGTCTATCTTTTTTCTTTGAATTGTGATAAACATTTGACATTAAATCAGCAAAACTAACACCTTTGAATAATTCTTCATTAATATCCATGGGAACATTTCCTTTAATATAAATATCAAAAGGGTAAATTCACGAATTCATTTTGTTCATATTCTTTGAATTTTAGATTATATATGTTTTTTAGTACTTTAATAACTCTAGTTATATTATTTGTTTGTAGCCCAGTACGCTCACGAATAAAAACATATAATGCTTTTTTATTATATTGTTCTATATTTTCTCGATTTTCAA